ATCAGCTTCTTCTCTGAGAGCTTCAGCATGCCGAAGCTCTCCTGGCTGGCGCTGGGGGACGTCGCCTCGCCGACATAGGCCGCGGCGGCGCCGCCCTGTAGGCGCGGAATGCTGAGATTGCCGCCGGGCATCGGCAGCTGCGTAGCGCCCATCCTGCGCACGACGGCGCGGTGCCGCAGGAGCTCGATGACCTCGGCCGAATAGTCTTCCGGGATCAGATAGCCGCCGCCGGAGCCGATGCCGGCGGTGAGCGCGCGGACCGTCACCTCCTGATGGCCATCGTCCCAATCCCGGGTCTTCGCAATGCGAATCGCCATATCCGGGTTGCCACGGGCGGCGCCGAGCAGGCGCACCAGGCGGGAGGCCATCTGACCCGGCTTCATCTCGACCGTCTTGTGGCGGCCGACGATGGCAGGCGCAGCAGCAGCCGCGCTGCCCTCGCCGACGCGGATGCCGGCGGCAGCATCGAGCTCGGCGCGCTTGTCGATGGCGAGGCCGCGGAAGGTGTCGAGGCTGGTCCCCTTGGCGATATGGTCCTCGGCCCATTCGCCCGGGAGAGCGAGGCGCTTGTTGACGTCGCGAATGCCGGCGGCGCGCTCGCGCTCCTCTTTCAGCGCCTGGACGCGCACGGCTTCGATTTCGACGGCCGGAACGCTGGCGGCGGCCTGGTTCCCGCCGGGGGTCGTGGTGGACATGGTTCCCCTTTCCTGGGTTGCGGGCTGGGCCCTGGGTGGTGCGGCACTGCGGAATCCCGCCTTGGGGTCGGCGGGCATGGCCACGGCCGAGACCTCGTAGGGCTCCCAATCCGTGGCCCGATAGACCGGCGGATCAGCGGACTCGTCGATCTCCTCGGTGTGGGTCATGTAGCCGACAGAGACGTGGCGCAGGATACCGGCCGCGCAGTCCCGGCAGGCGCGCTCGCCCTCGAGGCTGGTCGAGAACTTGGCAGTGGCGCGCAGCTGGCCGCCCTCGACCCGGGCGCTCCCGGGCACGATCGCGCCGATCATCGCGGAGAGGCCGCTGCCGTAGTCATGCGCATCGAGCAGCGGCGCGCCGCTGTTCAACCGCCCGAGGCGGATCGACATTGGGTCGATCGCCAGGACCTCGTCATACTCGCGCCGCTGCGCCCAATCGTAGCGGCGCACTGCCGCACCGGAGGAGACGACCATGTCTACCGTGCGGCTCGCCGGGTCGAAGGTCGAATGCTCCATCTCGACAGCGTTCAAGCGCCGCCGAAGCTGGAGCATTTCGGGACCTAGACGCCGCGGCAGTGGCCCGGCACCCGCGGAGCGGCCGTTATCGCCCTCCTCGTCCTCCTCCTCTACGGGGTCCTCGGCCGTCTGGTCGTCCTTGGCCTCGGACTCGCCAGTCCTCTCGGCCACCTTGTCTTTGCCCTGCTCGTCCTCGGCGGCGGCGCGGGAGGTGAGCTGGTCCTGCGCGGAAGCCTGGGACTCCCCCGCCATATTTGGCTTTGCCATGTGAGGCTCCTCGTTAGGCTCGATCGAGCTCGTCGAGGAGCTCACGCGTTAGCGGCGCGGCCTGGCCATTGAGGCCGGCACGCTTCAGCGCCGCGCATATGATTTCGCCGGCCCTGGCGCGCTTGTCGCTGTTCTCGACGCCATCGCCATTTGGTGCGTCCGCTTGCGCCACGCCGGTCTTGGCGGTCTTGCGCGGATCGCTGTCGAGGACCAGGCCGAGCGCATCGATCAGCGTCAGATAGTGAGCCTGGTCCTCTGCGACCTCCTCAGGGTCGAAGCCGCGCGCCGAGATCGCCTCGGGCAGCGAGCGGAAGCCGGAGCGCACGTCCAGCTGATCGGCCAGGCTGTCCTTCAGCGGATCCACGGATTCGAACTGCGGCGGCGACCAGGCGACGTCGTACGGCGTGTCGCGCGGCAGCTGGCCGGCAGCCACGGCGAAGTCGACGAATGAACGCCAGGCCGGCTCCAGCAGCACTGGAATCACTGTCAGCCATTGCAGCTCATTCATGAGACGCCGGTATTCCAACAACCCGGCGCGGATAGAGCTGTAGTTGACGCTGCTGAGGTCCCCGGTCAGCAGTTCATAGGTGATCAGGCAGCCGGCAGCGACACTATGCAGCTGCGAGCGCTTGTAGTCGGCGTAGCCAGGCACGGCCGCCGGCTGGGTGATCTTGATGTCCGATCCGCCGCGGGCGTAGTAGAACATGCCCGGCTCGATCGCCTCGACGACATTGCCGGCCTGGTCGGTGACGGCCTGGGTCACTGTCCCGTCGCCGGAGGCGGGGTCGGCGAGCTCCTCCGGGCGCAGGACGATCGCGGCCAGGCACGCTTCGAGTCGCTTTCGTACCAGCTCCGCCTCTTCGTAAGTGTCGAGGGTGCGCATGGCGAGCATCGCGGCGTAGAACCACGGCACACCCCGCTGCTGACCCGGCCGTTCCTTCTCGTAGAGATGCAATAGCTGCGCCGCCGGGATCGACCGCGACACCAGCGCCGAGCGGCGTGTCATCGGCATCTCGCCGGGATGCTCCTCGAACATCCAATAGGCCCGGCGCATGCCACTGAGCGGTCCGCCGCGCGCGATCTCGACGCCCTGTATGATTCGGCCATCGTCCAGCACGGCATTCCGGTTGTGATCGAGCAGGTCGCCCTCGAGGACCTCGAGCTGCAGCGGCACCGGCAGGCCGGCCGCCATCGGCCGCGGCACCCGCCGGACGATTGCCTCGCCGCTCTCGAAGAAGGCGCCCACCGCGAGCTTCTGCAAGCCGAAGAAATCGAAATGTCCCTCGGCATCGCACTGGGCGGACCAGCGCCGGAACACCTTGCCGATCCGCTTGTCGAGGTTCTTGTCTCCGGTCTTCGCCCTGGGCAGGATCCCGCTGCCCACACAATTGTTCACCAAAGCCGCCTTCGCCTTGCGGGCGTGCGGGTTGTTGCGCACGAGCTCGCGCGAGCGGGCACGCAAAGTCGGCAGGCTACCCCAGACCTCGGCGTTCGCATCAGTAAAGCCGGCGAGCCAGCCATAGGTGGCGCGCGACGGCCGTGCCGCCTCGTAGTTGCGCTGCTGCAGCTCCGGCAGGGCGCGCAGCATGGTCCGTGCCCGGGCGCGCGCCAAGGCCCGCTCCGGCGCGAACCAGGCGATCAGACGATCCAGTCGCGATGCCATGCGTCAGCGCCGCAGGAAAACGCTGCCGCGGGTATTAGGGGCCTGTACCCCATCACCCTGGTTGTTGACGAATCGCACCATGCGGTCGAGCAGCTCCGTCATGTCCTGCTGCGAGGCATAGGTGACCGAGCGGGTCCCGTCCCCCTGGTTATAAGTGACGGTGCGCACCCCGGCTGCGATCGCTGCGGCGAGAGCGTTGATCGTGCCCTGGTTCCACGGAATCGTGGCGCGCGTCGGCTGGCTCATCCTAACCCCTCAGCCAATTACGCAAGCCACCGCGGGGCCAGAGGCGCTGGCCTTCCCAGGTGAACGGGCGCTTACGCGCCGGCAGACCGATCGAGTTTTGACCTTCGGCATCGCAGAAGAGCGCGACGCCGGCTCCGACATAGAACGAGCCATTGACGACGGTCATCAGCGCCCGCTCGCCCTGGCCATACTGGCCATAGGAACGGGTGAACAAGATCCAAGCCTTGACCTCGGAGCATCTGTCGCGCTTGCGACGCAGCTCGGCCCTGACCTCCTCCATGCTTCCATAGGTCTCGACCAGCTTGCCATCGAGGCGCTTAACGGCCCGCTGGCGCTCGCGCACGGCCCGCGCGAAAGCATCGAGGATGAGCGCCGCATCGGCCGCCCTTTTCGGGTCGATGGCCTCCACCGGCGGCGCGAGAAGCGCACCGGCGATATCCTCGGGCAGTGGACGAGACCCAATACTCTGTACCATCGATGCAGGAAGCGATTTATCGACCGCGTTTGACTCTCAGCGGACTCCGGCCCCATAGACTATTAAGGTGACCTAGGTACAATTTGCCACGCTGCATCGTCTGGGGAGCCAGGGCTCCAAATGGCCGAAGAACGCACCCAACGTCGCCTCGCCGCCATACTCGCCGCCGATGTCGTCGGCTACAGCCGCCTTATGGGGATAAGCGAGGCGGGCACGCTGGCCGCACTGAAGACACATCGTCGAGAGCTTGTGGACGGAAAGATCACTGAGCATCAGGGGAGGATCGTTAAGCTGACCGGCGATGGCATGCTGGTGGAGTTTCCTAGCGTAGTGAAAGCTGTCGCTTGCGCGGTCGAAATTCAGCGCAAAATGATTGAGCGAAACTCCGACGTGCCGCAGGACCAGCGGATCGAATTTCGCATGGGTGTGAATCTTGGCGACATCATCTTCGAGGATAACGATATTTTTGGCGACGGTGTCAACGTGGCGGCCCGCATAGAGAGTATCGCCAAGCCCGGTGGTGTCTCCGTCTCGAGTTCCGTACGCGACAATGTCGGCAACCGGCTGGATATCGACTTTGAAGACATGGGGGAGCAGACGCTGAAAAATATCGATAGGCCGGTGCGCGTCTACAACGTCTCCCTTGGTGCGCTTCCTCCTAATCCCGCTACGATCACCAAGGCATCGGTGAAGGACAAGCCTTCCATTGCGGTCTTGCCCTTCAGCAACATGAGCGGCGATCCAGAGCAGGAATATTTCAGCGACGGAATTACCGAAGACATCATCACGGAACTGTCCCGGTTACGGAATCTGTTGGTCATAGCTCGCAACTCGTCCTTCGCCTACAAGGGCAAGTCCGTCAACACTGGGACAATTGCCCGCGAGCTGGGCGTTGAATACATCTTGGAGGGGAGTGTCCGCAGAGCCGGACAGCGCGTCCGAATCACCGCCCAGCTCATCGACGCCGCAAGCGGAAATCATGTTTGGGCCGAGCGATATGATCGTGAGCTGGTCGACATTTTTGCGGTCCAGGACGAAGTCACCTCTAGCATTGTGGGAACATTAGCGATCGAGCTTGAGGACACCTTTCTGGAGCGGGCGCGGCATAAGCACCCAGAAAATTTAGAGGCCTACGATCACTGGTTGCGAGGTAAACGACTCGTTTTCTGGATGGGGAATAAAACTCTCGAAGCGCGACGGCATTTCGAAAGTGCTATCGCGGTGGACCCCAGCTTTTCACGCGCTCACTCTGGCTTGGCTTTGGCTTATCAAATGGAAGCTTTTCAATTTCCATTGCCCAACGATCGCCAGGCGGCATTGGAGAAAGCACTCCAGCATGCCCATAAGGCACTTGTTCTCGATGAGAACAATCACCAAGCACACCTGGCCGTGGCATATAACTATCTCTATAGCGCGGACTACGATCAGGCCAAGAAACATATCGAGCGCGCTATTAAACTAAACCCCAGCGACGGCGACATATTGGCTAACGCGGCATACCTTTTCACTGTGATGGGTGATCCGGAGGAAGGCGTCAAATTGGGAAGAGCCGCATTGCGATTGAACCCTCACCATCCCGACTGGTACCTTGCCTTTCTCTCTACCGCTCTATTCATGGCACGGCATTATCAGGAGGCGTTCGCTACAAAATCGCGCGCACCCGAATTTTTCGTCGATTCCTTATTTTTTGGCTCTGCGATCCTTGCCCATATGGGCCGTCTCGATGAGGCTAAACGATCGGCGGAAAGGGCGGTCGCCAGGCTGGCGGCCACTCCGGGCGGTGCCCTGGCGATTGCCGAGAGCCGCGTTGTCGGCCTTCTACTCGAAAACAACCCCTTCCGCCGCCAAGAGGACCGGGATCTCTTTGCAGAGGGAATTCGCAGTGCGGGGGTAGCTGGTTGAGTCCCGCAGCTGATCAGCTCGCTCCGCCTTCACTGATGTTCTCTTCCTCAGAGGAGGGAGATCAGCTCCTGGCACTTAGCCGACTACCTCGTTGGGCGTCAACCCGCGTACCCAGCATCAGATTTTTTCTCCACTAGAATCCGAGATGCCGATCGTAGTTGGCCGGGCGTGCCGGCTCAGGCCTGTTCGGCAGCAGCGCTCCAGCCACGGTCCGCGCAGCGGTCACGAGCTCGGCGACGATGCCGGTCGAGGCGATCATGCTGTTGCCGTCCCAGGCGGCTGCCCACCCTGGCGGTTGGTCCCAATTGATGCGCTTCAGCCCGTGCAGCCTGGCGGCGACATCGGCCAGGACCATCAGATCGAGCGCCTCGTTGCGCACGGCCGGACGCAGCTTCTTCCAGCGTCCCTGGCGGTCGCGCTGCTCGGCGACGAGCTGCTCGAAGAAGAGATGCGGTGCCCCCTTGCCCAAGAGCCCGGCCGGGAAATGTACATAGCGCGGTCCAGGCTCGGCGCGTTTCAGCTGGCCGGCGAGATCGTCCTTGAAGTCGTTCGGGTTGAACAACGCAATCGGCACGGTGCCGCTGCGCGAGACCTTGCGGTCCTTGCGCTGCGTCTCCGGATAGACAACCTGCAACCGCGGCGAACGCGCTGCCGCTGCGCCTTTCGCCGGCAGCATGGACCAGGCATCACGCCCGTCGATCGTGCCATAGAGGCGGATCGTGCCCTTGCGGCGCAGACGGCGGAAGGCGTCATAGGCCTGCTCCGTCACACCGGGCCCCCCGCCGGAATCATAGACGCCGGCGCGGATCCCCATGGCCCGTCCGCCATCCGTCACCAGCGGATAGCGCTTGGCTGCCAGCCCCTCGAGCAGCTCGTCCCAATCGCACGGCGAGACTGCGGTGTCGGCGGCAACGCGGTAGAAGTCGATAACCGCGCTTTCGCCGCCCGGGCCATAACCGCGGACCAGCACCTCGAAATGCTTGGCCTGCACGTCGATGGCAAAGACGAGGAATCGCACGAACTCCGGCACGATACCAAGCGCTGCTGTCTCGCCCCTCGCCCGCTCGACCAAGACGGCCGCATCTGTGACCTCGATATCGCGCGCCGGGCGATACGGGATGCCCCACTGCTTCACCACGACCTGGCGCAGCGTCTTGTCGTCGCCGCTGACCGCCGCCTCGCGCTCGGCCTTGGCTCGGGCCCGCGCCAGCGCGCCGATGCCACCGAAGACGAAGGGGCTCATGGCACCGACGATCCAGAAACCCGCCGTACGGCGCCGGATCAGCTCACCGCTGACCACCCCATCATCGTTTATGCACTGCCCCAGCCCCACCCAGCGCCCCGCTAGGTTCATCGCCGGCCGGTGCCGGTCCTCGATCAGCGCCCCGCAGAGCGGGCAAAGCAGTCGAGCCTGGGCCTCGACATCCTCGAGGGTCCCGGCCTCGGGATAGACGATCGCCATGTGGCGCGGCGCGGTCGGCGCCGGCGACGAATACCCCCGCATTCCGGGCAAGGCCAATGCCAGACGCGGCGATCGCTGTCGGCATAGATGGCCATGATGCCTGAATGCCAATCAGTCTCAGGGTCGAGGCCTGTCGCGAGGTCCGGATGGCTGAGGAACAGAGAATGCGCGTCCTCGCCATAGGTCTGCATGCGCAAGTCGAGCAACGCCTTGACGTCGCCGAAGGTCGGATCGTAGGCGTCGACCTCATCGGCAACGATCCGGGCTGCTTTCTTGTTGATCAAGTTCGAGTACGTGGCCGAGAGGAACTCGATCGTCATGCCTCGGAACAGCTTGAAGTGAAGACTGTTGTCGACCGGCTTCTCGCCCAGCTTGCGCCTCAGCTCGAGGTGCCCCTCGATCATCGGGTTGATGCGACCCTTGACATAGGCCTCGATGCCGTCGTCGGTCTGCATGAACCAGAGGAAGGGCGCCTGGTCGACGTCGACGCTCTTCAACAGCCAATTCTCCGCGACCGAAGTCTTGCCCGATTGCCCTGGGCCGACGATCACCGAGCTTCGCCAGGGCCGCTCGAGACTCTCCATCGGCTCGACTAGATACGGGACCTTGCTGTGCTGCCAGAGGCCGGCGTAGGGGCCGTCGGCAAGCCAGCGGTGCCGCGCCGCATGCTCAGCCACCGAGACGCGCTCCGGCGGCAGGAAAGCTTCGAGGGCCTCGTCCAGCAGCCGAAAGGCGCTGGCGTAGGCGACCTCCTGCTCAGGCGGCAGCGTCTGCCTCGACACGTAGATCCTCGCGCAGCTCGCGCACGAATTCGGCGCGGCCCTCATCCAACATCTTGCGCAGCGACCGCTCAACCTCCGCCGGCAGGCCATGGGCGCGCGAGAGGCGGCCGGCGAGCTGGTCGAAGAAGCGCGCCTGCTTTGCCAGTGCCATGGTCAGCGCCTGGCGCATCTCCGCGGTCGAGACCAGGTGGCCGGCCTCGAGCGCGACCTTGCGCTCGGCGATGCGCGCTTTCGCCAGCGCCAGGCGCTGCGTCGGCGTCTGGCCCACCGTCTCCGGCGGGTCGATCTTGAGCCGCATCTGGCCGAGGAGCTCGCGCCGCTCGGCCTCATCGCGTTCCTGGCCCTCCTGCTTGTCCTTCAGGAAGGCCTTCGCAGCGAAGGGATCGAACTGCCACTCGAAGCCGGGCGAGCCGCGGCGCAGCAATGGAAAGTCGGGATAGAGCTGCAGCAACCGGTCCAGCGTCGGTAGCGAGACGCCGATGATCTGCGCCAGCTCGCGCTTGTTCACCGCGCCGATGACATCATTCATGGCAAGTCCAAGAAGATCCTGAAAAACAAGCGATTTTTGCTATCAGCCACACCCGCCGACCGCGGTCCGAATTACCCGCGGGGGTGGTTTACCGCAGGAAGGACCCACGAGGGTCAGTGGAGCAATGCGGCGATGAAGACGTAGACGAGGAGCAGGATGATGATCGTCGAGACGACGCCTGCTCGCCGGCGAGGGCGGCGTGTGCTGCTATAGGACAAGCCCGTCCCCGGTATGCCGACGGTGGTGCGCGTTCCACGGTCGCTGAAGTTGACCGTGGCGCCGGGGCCACCGGCGGAGAAGCTTGCTCCATGTTTCGAGAGGTTGAGATTGATGCCCGGTGCAAGGTGAAGCCGCTTGCGGAATCGGAGGCCCATGGACGCAACTCGCTTCAGCCTAGGGTTAAAACATACTGTGCTTCGGAAAACTAGGAAAGTGGCTTTTGAGAATTTTTTCCCGGCGCCTGCGAGATCCGCGTAGCGATCAGCGCCAGGGCAGCGCGGTAAACCTTGGCCAGCGTTGGCTTGCTGCGCCCGTCTCGCTCGACGATCGTGACCCAAGTGATGCCAATTGCCCGCGCCCAGACGATTCGCTCCGTCCGCCGATCCAGCCATTTGAGCCAGCTAAGCGCCTCGTCCATACGGCTGATCTGTGCTGCGTACGCCGTGAGGGTCGGCCTTGCTGGCTCCGCTGCGTTGAAGGCTTCAAAAGCGTCTCGTACAACATCCGGCCACCAGGACTTAAGGCCGCTGGGCCCCCGCGATGCGCGGTAGGCTCGCAAGGTCTGTGCCGCCTCGGCCAACCGCTCGGCGATAGTCGCCAGGGCATGCTCCGGCACATCA